TTAACATATCCGCTACAAACCCCATGATCGGATTTTCCCTGGTTATCGCTTTGATCGTGGTTTGTCCTGTAGCATCATCAATTTTTTTGCTAGCTGCACCGATTGATCCAAAAAAGGAACTTTGGAACTGTTCGAGTTTTGCGTGCATTCTGTCTTCGATTTCATCAACAACACCTTCAAGAATCTCAATAAGTTCGTCATCGCTTTCTTTGCTCTTGGCCCACGCAACCCACTCATCTTTACTCAATCTAGCAATAAACTTGCTTAGAAAGGCATAAAATATGGTCCAAGCAGCAAAGTATAGCATCAAGGAAACGGTTGTAATTTCCATTACAGTCCTAAGCCTGTTTCAGCTCGATATAATGCTTTTTCTTTGGTGTAAAGTTTACCAGCTGCTGGTTCTTGAACATCCTGGACTAATTTTAACAGTGCAATCAATGATCCTAAATCCATTAACCAATCTCCGCTTTGATATATGTGATAAGATCGCTAATAGTGGGAGCTGTAGGAGCAGGTGCTCCGAACGTTGGAAGTTTTATGTCTACAGTGTCACGAATTCCTTGTTTTACATCAGCACTTAATTTGCCTACCCTGGATTCGAGATCAGTAATAATATCCTCTGCCAATTTAACGCCAAGAAAACCTGCAATAAATCCACCAATAACAACAGGGACGTTTTCATTCTCTAAAAATGTATTGATATTTTCATGGATCTTATACCTGGATAAAGCGTCACGCTCTGCAGCTGTCAATTTCTGGATCTCTACGTCTATTGGTACTGCTTCATATGCCAACTAATCTCACCCCTTCGAGTATTGCTACTGCAGCCAGAAGAAAACGCATTAGGAGCTGCTCCAAATTGTAATCTTCGTACACTATCGCCTCTTCTTTCTACCAGCTGGTGTTTTCCTGAATGCTATTGCCATCTTTTTCAGGTTGATCTTATTGGATCTTGCGTATCGAAAGCGTGGTTTGTTACTGTTAGCCTTGACGTATTTGTTCCAGGCTGATAGTTTACGCTTCTTTGGTTTAGGATTATCAGGTTCATAAGCTCTCCTGGCTGTTTCACGGATCATACCTTTCCTGGTTCCACACTCTGGACAATACTTCATAGGCATTAACTTACCTGCTTCCCCTCGATAACTACTGTCATTTTCCCAGTAGGACCAGTTGCCAGGACTTTCATGCCTGTGTTTGGTGGGATCGTATAGTATAGATTGGGGAATTGGGGCCCTACTCCTGCGTCAATGATTATGAACTTACTTACATGGAGAGCTTCTCCGTTTCCCTGGATAGTCCAGGACAAGACATCATCTTTAGAACATCCGCTATAATCGAAAGAGACATTAGTGACAACGCTATAGAAACGATTTGGTGAGATAAAGTCCAAAAGGGTTGTGACTCCTGCAGTTAGATCTTCTTGTCCGCTCCAGGCAAATACATGATCACCAAAGAAGTTCAGAGTAGGCCCCGTCGAAAGTGTCATTTGTAAACTCTACCAGTAAAGTTTGCGTTTGCTGGTGCTGTTGTACCGGTTATATCTACTTTAACATTTGTATAAGGAGGTATTATTAATTTAAATTCAGTATCACCAGGGACGTAATCATTACCGACGTCACGTTCCACAACTACATCAATACCGTTAAGAGAAATTTCAACTTGAATATTGCTCCCGCCAGTACCCGCATAATCTGCGTTGATCTCTACAGTACCCACAATGTACCCTGCTCCAGTTGTAAATTCTAGATAGGTTGTTCCACCACCTGGATTAAAAGATCCAGAATAAGCGTAAGCGTGTCTACCCAGGTAATTTAATTCTAACCCTGTACCCGCTATTACATTGGTTCCAACATACGGTATGCCTTCAGGCATTGTTCAATTTACTCGAATGTGATCGTGCAGCTAGAATCGATAGTCGCAGCTGTGGTTACAGCAATCTGGATGTCCAAAGTATTTCCGCTGGTAACGCCCAGTGCGGTCTTTTCCTGGACTACACAGTTTGCTACTCCAGTACCACCAGATGCAGCTTGAGCGATTGCAGGACCCATAAACGTAGCATCGCCCTCTTGGAGTGCTGTTCCCGTTAATTTGAATCCTGAGCAGAAGTCTGCTCCTGTTGCTACGCTACTAACTCCCATTGATATAGAAGAGATTTGCGAGACTCCAGAAGGCACAACCAGGGAAAGTCCCGATGATGCGAACTGATTATTCATGCTCTGGAAAGAAGTCGTTGCAGATAGCCCCGCTTCTGTCCTGGTTACTACGATTGCCATATTATGCCCTCACTTTGATTGGTCCAAGGGAAGCCAATACTGGTGATCCCCGTGAAAATGATTTGACTGCAGCTTTTGCTAGGAACGCTCCAATGAGTGTCTTAGAGATTGCTTGCTTATTTGATTTTGCAGCCTTTGATAAAGTTGTTAAACCTGTATTAAGATCTCCGGCAATAAAAGATTTCATTGCGGATCCTGCTGATGTTTGCTCTAATAATGCCAGGGCAGCTCCAGTCTCAATTACATTGATTCCGAATTGCCTTGGAGCTCTGCGTCTTGAACGCTTACGTCGCCTTGCTACCATATACTCATTAATGAGTAGGTCTTAATAAATAAGTAGGTATCCAGTTTTGAGTATAGCCTACTTCCTTTATATTTCAAACGCTTTAACTAAACTGGTGAGAACATGTCTAAAGAAAAGAAAACCTTTAGTTTTGGAAGCATTCCCGTTATGCGGGAAGTGCCTCCTGGCCTGCATGCCAAGTTCCGTTTTACGGGACCAGGCAAAGTTGTCGAAACGGAGCTGTATGGAGAGAAGTTATCATTCCCGATCTCTCTCTCTTTTCATCCCAGTTATGACACCCTCCCTCCTCTACCAGATAATGTTAGTGGGAGAGAAGAGAAAGAAGCTCAGTTAGAAGGACAAACTATTGAGTGTAATTGGCAAACCAAATGCCAGAGCGCCAAACAGTTAGTTAAACAACTAGGAGACCCAAGTGACAAGTGGTCTAAGGAACTTAACCAGCATTATGAGAAATCAGAATGGCAGCTAACCAGGTTCGACACAGGCGCCTATTGGTTGGAAGTATTGTTTCCATGAAACGCAGGTGTAACATTTGTTTACAGTCAAAGGATCATCTTAAGACTGATAAATTCAATAATGCAGTAACTGTATGTTATGAGTGCCAGGGAATCCTAACCAAAATAATTAAGCAAAACTGGATAGCAATCTAGCATTACAGCGACTTTGAAATAGAAGGACGGAGAGGTGTTGAGGAGGTGGTGGGGTAGGGTAGGCTATAAAAAGAGAGATTGGGCCGCTTAAGGCCCTCCTAGGCCTAGCTTTTGCTGTGTTTTGGGCTTATCAGACCCTTGCTCTGCCCCTTTCACCGCATTTAGTAGCCCATCAACACCCTGGCGTTTCATTAACATATCCGCTACAAACCCCATGATCGGATTTTCCCTGGTTATCGCTTTGATCGTGGTTTGTCCTGTAGCATCATCAATTTTTTTGCTAGCTGCACCGATTGATCCAAAAAAGGAACTTTGGAACTGTTCGAGTTTTGCGT